TGGGCCTCGTCCGTAAAAAGGTTGTCTTGCCATAATATTTTATCCTCCAAATCTGCCTTGGAATAATCCACCACCCAATGAACCAAATCCTTGAAGTAGTCCACTTGTCATGCTTGCTCTATTAGCTGCCGTAGCTGCATTGGCATCCATGATTCCTTGGTAGTTCTGTGTGGCTAAATTCCCAGCGTATCCGCTTTCTGGGTTAAATAATCCGGGGCTTGATTGCAGAGCAAAGCCAGCAGACCCAAAGCCTTGTTGGGCTTGCATGGGTGTATTAGCAGACCTGCCTGTTAATGCTTGTAAAACATCAAAGTTTCCAAGGTTGTATGCGCTTGCTGCATTGGCCAGCCTTTGTTGTTTCACGCCACGATTAGCAGCAAGACGTTGGGATACTTGTTCTGCAAAAGTAGACTTCTGTTCTTCCATGCCTCGATCTGCTGCACCTCCTAGAATTTGTTGATCAAGATCACGTTGTTCTGTCTCTGTTAATCCTTGCCCGGATAAAAGTTCTTCCTGTGCTTGTGACATGATTCCTTGACGGATTGATTCTGCCAATGGATCTGCTGCTCTTTGTGCTTCAAGAAGTTCTGGGCCAAGATCCCGAATCATGGCAATCTCATCTTCAGTTGCCTTGCTCTTCATGCGTGCCTGAGATGGGATAATATCCTCTTCTAATGCCTGTAAGATTCCCTTGGTTGGATCAATACCAAGTTGCTGAAGTTGCATTCTACGCTCAAGGTCTGCGTATTGTGGTCTATACTTGGATTCCGATGCGTATAATTCTGGAGCTAGGTCAACTTGTGCTTCGAGTGTGTCTCTTGTTTCTGCACCATAATCACGAGGTGGAGGGGCATCCACATCTCCTTTTTTATACGAAGGTACTCCACCAGCAGCAGGTTTTCCTGACCCACCGATTTCCTTGAGCATTAATGCTTCAGTAGGATTGATGTAAGCAAGACTCTCACCAGGAGGTGCTTGCTCGTTTAATTTATTAGCTGCTTCTTTTAAAGGATCATTTTTCATTGCTTACTTTCTTATACATTTTTTCCCAAGAATATGTTCTTAAAGTTGTCTCTCCATTTGGTGTAATTCTTCTAAATTTTAAAAAGGGTAGGGGTGCAAGTTGCTCCATCATTTCTTTAATACATCCTTTTCCTGCAACCCAACGAATGTACCAAGTGTCTGGGGTCTTGCAGAACCATTGGTCGCTTGCATCCTTACTTCCATCAATTGCTTTGCACATCATAAAATACGATGGGTTTGATGCGACCATTCCACCAATCATGTAGTTATGCAGTTCTCGAAACAACAGAGACTTGTCCTCATAAATTGCTAGAATCTGCTCAAAAGGTGCTAGTCCTTTAAGCTTGGTTAGCATCTCTGTTTTTAAATTACCCATTAAAGTGCGGAGATTATGAAGGCGAGTAGTTCGTCATACCGGATTCCTAACTGTGTCACTTCTTCTCCTGTATCCTCATCTGTCCATGTGTCAGAACAAAACAACCCATATTCATGTGCATCTAAACTTTGAGCAGTAAATGCATCTCTCACATCCTGGGCAATGACTCCGATATGTTTTCTTGTGCCACCTTTGATTTTAAACTTTCTAACAAGTCCTTTACAAGCTTGTGCTACTCTAAGCTCTGCATCAGATAATTCTTCTATTTGTTCTTTTTGATTTCCATCTGAAGTGTTAATTGTACCTGTGGTGGCAAATACTGTATCCCATCTTTTTGATGCTGAACCTATATTTGCAGTATTGTCGTTTATTGGTAAAACTGAACCAAGCGAATGCATATCTCCATTGGGTTCAAATATATGTGTTGTTTCATCAGAGGATTTTTGTGGTTTGGTAAATACTAATGCTCCGTCTGATGTTCTTAAATTAATATCAGATTGTTGATTTGGAGATGACAAAGTTGAGTCTTCTTGCAATCTGATACCTGCACTTGCACCTGACCTAGATATTTGAATATTGCCATCCTTAAACTCACATCCTTCATGAATAGTTGTGTTCGTGACAGCACCTATTGCACCACGAATAGACACTTTGTCAGCAGAAGCATCTGTGAAAATTAAGTTGGCATTTGTGTCACCTTCTACGCGGAAATCAATATTACCACCTGCATCATTAATCACAACATCGGAGGACGATACTTTAAAGGTAGTGTCTGTGGAACTAATTTTAGCAGAGGTCACAGCATCCGTTGCAAGCTTGGATGTGGTTACCCCATCACTTGCACCTGTTGAGTCTTTTATCTTTGAGGTAGTTACTGCATTATCTGCAATCTTAGCTTCTATAACAGAATCTGTTGCAAGCTTTGCAGATGTTACACCATCAGTTGTGCCTGTTGAGTCTGCTATTTTTGCAGTGATGACTGCATCGTCTGCTAATTGGGTTGAACCAACTCCTAAATCTTTAATTTTAAGGTATCCACTTCCATGAACTTGTAGAGTCGAGTTGTCTGTTGCTTCATTACTCCCGGTCTTAAAAGTAGCTGAGTCAACTAAAGCATTGAGGTTGGCAGCAGTTACATTATCACCACTTGCATAGGTTGTTCCTTTATTTAAAATTGCCATAATATTATTGTGCTGAAGTTCTTGATCGGTCTGTTAATCGTGCATCCACTTTCACTGTCCTTATAAAAGGTCTACCTGCTGTTGGCTTTACTTCCACACTGCATCCATATCCACGCAAGCGTATGCCTGCTCGAATACTTGCATCTTCACCCTGTGCTAAATCTCCTCCTAGTAATCCTTGGATTGTATCACCTGTGCGTGTGCGATCCGGGTCAGTGGTTGTAAAATTAATATCTCCTTGCGTGATGCTAAAGTCCTCAGATTTTAAATGCACTTCGGCACTTGCAAAAATCTTTCGGTCTATACTTTCAGCATCATATTCTCTTGTTTGTAAAATAGAATCTACCGCAATAGTTTGCGGAACGGATACACCAGCAGTAACACTTACCTGATCACCTCCATCAAAACCTTCAACCTTATGCACACCACCTTCACTTGTGGTTATGTATAGGGCATTCTGCGTACCTTCACGCCCTACAATCATGTCTCGTATGTTGAAGGATAAGCTATTGACTTGGTCAATGCTCTCCCATCCATTATTAATGAAATTATAAATTACGATTAGATTATTTTCATTAGATCCATCGACAGGTATGGCAAGATAGTATCGATTGTTGAAGTATGTACCAACAGCTTTGTCGATGTAGTTTTGATTAATCCTATCAATGGTTGGCTTGATTGCTTCTGAGATTGGAATTTCTAAACCACGCAAATTATATTCATCAAGGAAGGTCAATGCATACACACCTTGGTCGGATAAAAATAATACTCTGTTTCCTACCTGGGCAATACTTCTGCGTGCAGAGCATCCAAGGTCAGGTGTAATTACATTTGCTTGTACATCTTGCAAAGATCCACTTACTCCTGTCAAACGATGAATACTTCTACGACAAAATACTAATAATGTATTTTCTGTAAATGCTTCCAACCCTACAATAAAATCACTTGCTCCACCTGTGACTCGAAATTGATTTCCAATGACGTCAAATGTAGTATCATCCAAGATATCACTTGCAATGATCTCGTCCATGTTTGGTCTTTTTGCAGGACTACTTGCAGAGTCATAAAAGTAGGGCAGCCATAGTCTGCGTTGATTAACTATACCAAATGGTGCAGCAGGCATTCTGACAAAATATGATGTGGCAACCTTCTTTAAAAATGTAGTTGCATCTGCGGTTGAACCAATATCTTCAACGGCATGATTAAAACTAAATGTTGTTGTTGTAGGTACGCCTGAAACTACAACTTTTAAATCGGCCACATAGTTTGAATTTGCAGACTTTACTAATTCTATCTCCTGCCCAACCAAAAGACTATGTGGACTACTAGTTGTTATAGTGGTTATTCCATTTGTACTTTCTAAATGTGTGCCTACCACAGCAGTTGGCATGGTGTAATCACCACTAGCAACAGATGTGAAGTCATTAAAATATTCTACCAATGCACCCGATGAATTATATGTCGTAGAACCTGTGCTTGAAGCTGCAAAGGTATATGTAAAACTATCTACGCTAGGAACTGTTACTACCTTATAAACTCCATTAGGATTACCACCACTTGAATAATTTCCCAACCCACTAATTGTGGCAAATTTACCCACACTTAATCCATGACCTGTGGAATTTATTGTCACATCATTATTACTTCGACTCGCACTTGATATTACTTTTGTAGTTAAATCTGGAGTTGATTCCAAGGTGGTCGCACTATTGCGAAAGATATACATTTTATTGAATGCCTGTAGTAAATCACATCTTTGATTAATAGTTGTTGCTCCAGGATATTTAACTTTAAATTCTGCTGAATCACGCAGGCGTAAAATACTGCATACATTATTAGTTGCGGTAAATATATAATCGTCCAAATCATCTGTGGTTGGATCGGAAAATAATGCAGATCCAAATACCTCGTTCACACCATCATCATTAATAATAAATAACGGGCCAAGATCCACTAGTGAGTTTGCACTTGTTGTGTATGTCTCATTACCACCAGCAGTTAAAGAGTAGGTCAGAGTTGTACCACTAACACTTGCTATAGTCTTTACTCCATTTGGATCAGTAGTGGTGAATCCTAGTCCACCTACTGTAATACTATCTCCTACTGTAAATGCAGAATCAAAGCTCGTGGCACTTGTCAGAGTGGCAACATTCGTTGTGGCATTTACACTCGCATTTGTAATTACATATGCCAAGCGTGTGACCATCTGATCTTCCGGGCAAATCAAACTACTTGCACTTGTGACAAAAGATTTATCTGCACCTGTGTCCGCAAAGGTAAGTTGTTTATTGGAAAAGTTAATGGCAGTTAAAGTATGCGTGCCATTGGGATCGTCAGAACCAAAGTCTGTTAGTCCTTCAATGGTAATAGAATTGCCCGGTACAAATGCAGTATTTGGTGTGCTTGCAAGCGTAAGGGTTACTACATTACTCTGCCTTTGTGCTGAACTTATAACAAATGGTAAACGGATAGCATCCGCATCAATCGTGATTGCACCTGCAAGTGTGAGTAGTCCTTTACGAGGTTGCCAATTACCATCAATATCCATGCGACCATTTTGGCTTAATTGTACTTCACCTGGTTGCAGTTGGGTAGGGCGCAAACGATTGTTCATGCGAGCAAATGAAGTATCACCTTCTGATCTATACTGATCATCAAGTCTACCATATGACCGATAACGACTCATTTATCTTTGCGCATTTCTAGGTAGAGTTTTCTACCCATGTAAATAATTGTAATTACACCTGCGATGCATCCAAATAAATCATCTAGATGTGCGAGACCAAAGGTGGCAACTGTACCACTCATGCCAAGAATTGCAGTACGATCCATCATTAGAATAAACAATCCAATATGATGATACCAACGACAAGTCCTGCAAATATGGTTATCATTTTAGCTTTAGTAGACATGTCCAAGAACTTGTCTCTTAATAATTCAAGATTTCTCATTTCGGGAGGGTGGTTTTACGGGGAATGGCGCACGGGTTAAATGTCTCTCTGCTTCTGTCTTACTGCAATTTTGTGCTGTTCTCTTTGCCACAAAAATTGGAATGGCAAGGTATCCACCAAGTAATACTGCTGCTCCGATTAAGATCTTTTTAATAGTTGAGGTGAATGCCTCAAAGCCTGTCTTATGTTCCTCCATACCTTTGGCAACTAAGGCAGATACATCTCCGTGACTAAGTGCTTCGATGGTTTCTTCTGCTTCGATGAGGGCATCTTTGTTCTTTAATGCCTCACCAGCAAGTACGCCAGCACCAGCAGATAAACCACCAACCAATGGGCCACCTAAACTTCCGGCTGCACCCCCAGCCAATCCTCCCATTAGAGGGTAGGTGGAGCGGATACTGCACGATGCCATGCACAACGCCAATACTATTATGGCGGTATAGATCACTAGCTAAGTGCCGCTGATTTGAGTGTTGAGTCAGAAGCTCCAGCAGTTGTAATAGCTACATAAATTTTAAAAGTATCAGTAGCTAAATACAATTCTCCCTTAGTGGCTTCTTTTGCAAACTTCGTCTTATTAGCATCCGTCCCTGTCTTAACAGCGATGGTGTAATCTTTACGACCTAATTTTTGCTGTGCCATGACTTAGGAAGCTGTACC